GCGACAAAAACGGCTTTTGCACACGTTTTCCACTGTTCGCATCTCCTTTCAATCAATAAGGGGGTAACGCAATTATAGAACAAAAGCCGAGAAAAGCAAAACGGAATTACGGAAAATCCGAAAAAACCATTTGACAAACCGATTTAATAGGCGTAACATGTAGGCAAGATATGATTATATCGGCCGCACGCGACGGCCCGTTTACAGGAGGGATGAAAAAATGACAGACTTAAAGGCGATCAAGAAGAACCTGCAAAAGACCATAGGCGAGATTCGCGAAGACGGAAAGAAATTCCCAAAAGCGATGATGACAGGCCAGCAGATGGAGAAGCGCACCGCAACCGTTAATTGCGGCGGCGAGTTTGCAACAAAGGAAAAGTCGCTGGAACGTGCGGAAAAGGTAATGGCCGACAAAAGGTTCGCGGCCTTCTTGGAAGAATGCGGCGCATCTGCAAGGCTCGAACTTGTAGACCGTTTCGACGCATGGCAAATCCGCATCACCTATTAAGACAAAACAACCAAGCCGAGCCGGGCGGCAAATCCCGGCGGTATATGGAGGGATGAAAAATGACATTCAAGGACGCATTCAAGGTCGTAAACGACTACAACAACGCCGCAAAGATTATCGGCAAAGAACCCGTTGCCCTTTATTTTCGGGACATGGGCGAAAAGGTCGAAGCGACTTCGTATGAGGAATTCGAAGAAGCGATCAACGACATTTATTTCGAAGATTGCGCGAAAGCGATTCTCGAAAGCGAAATCAAGATCAACGATGATTTTGTCATCGGATGGAAAAGCCGCGATTACGAAAGAACGTACTTTGTTACCGTTTCTGTGTATATCTCTTAAAGCAAGCATGGAGGACAAATAATGGCGAACATCTACAACCCCGAAACCGCCCGGGACAACCCGGGCACCCTCACCCGCTACCGTCCGGGGCACGAACTCGGCCTCGATGGCTTTTGGGTATCGACCCCGGCGACCGCGGAAGTCTTCTTCTTCGGATCGCTGGACGAGGTAAAAGCAAAGGCCGTTCGGCGGCTTCACATCATCGACCCGTTATGGGTACCAGTAAAGGAGGAACGATAAGGCATGGAAAAACTCACCTTAAAGGCGGCGCGCGTTAACGCTGGTTTAACGCAGGTCGAGGCCGCAAAGAAGATCGGCGTTTCGGATGCAACTTTGCTTAACTACGAAAAAGGCCGCGCATTCCCCGACGTCCGCGTGTTAAAACGCATCGAGGACGTTTACGGGGTGGAATACAAGAACATTATTTTTTTAGTCAATGAACCGATTTAATCGGTTTTGGAAAGGAGTTAAACCGATGAAACGTTACAAGCTGAACCGCGCAAGATTCGCGGAATTCTTACTCGAGGTTGGCACGATGGCCGGAACGGCGGCCCTGCTGGTATGGGTCGTGGTTACGTGGATCGCGACCGCGTAGGAGGTGGACGGGATGACAGAGAAGAAACCCGCCTTGTTGCTGGGCGACGAGGCCGTCGAACTGAAAATCAAGCCGAAAGCCTGCGTGCTATGCGGCAAACCGTACATCCCGACGGGGCCGGGCGCGAAATTCTGTCCGGCGTGCCGGAAGATGCCAAAGCCGAAACGCGATCGCTCGTTATTTGCGAAGCACGCGGAATTAGCCTTCGGGCCGGGGCCTTGGGCGACTTATAAGCCCGAACCCGTGCAGATTCCCGACGCATTCCAAATGGCCATTGATACGGCGCGGACGATCGCGCACGAAGTCGAAACGAAAGGCCTTCACATCGTGCAGGTCGGGTGGACGCTCGACAAGGGGTCGGAGTTTATCGGATTGGTTGTAGTTGTGCCGGAAACCTTTTACAAGATATTCGACGAACGACCCTTCGAATATGTGCGGAACGATAAAAACATTCTGCTTCGTGGCCGCATCGATGGCGTGGAGGTGAATTCGTGGCTTCTTTAAGAAAAACGACAGGATGTGCGCGGACCATCGTTCGGTTCGTAAAGGTCAAGCAATACCCGACAATGTGGCACGCGTTCTATATGGTGCCAAATGTCGGCGGGATCGGGCATCACCCCGAAAAGGTGTCCGACGTTCACAAAATGGAATCCCGCGTCCCCTGCTTATGGCGGCGCGAACTGGTTGTAAAGAGATTGAGAAAGGAGAACTAAAAACTATGGGAACTGTTGCACTTATCTTGGGAGCTTCCGGCACGGGCAAAAGCACGAGCCTTCGGAACTTCCGCAAAGGCGAAATCGGGGTGCTGAACGTGGCATCGAAGCGGCTTCCATTCCGCGGCGAGCTCGACACCGCGAACACGTCCGATTATGAAGTCATCAAAAACACATTGATGAAGAACACCTTTCGGGCGTATGCGATCGACGATAGCCAATACCTAATGGCATTCGAAAACATGGCCCGAGCCTACGAAAAAGGCTACGACAAATTCGTCCAAATGGCGGTGAATTTCCGCACGATGCTTGACGTCATCATCCGGGGCACCAACAACGACACAATCGTTTATCTGCTCCACCATCCCGAATTTGACGATTATGGCCATATGAAGGCCAAGACCGCAGGAAAGATGCTTGATACCAACCTTGGCGGCATCGAAGGAATGGTCCCGATTACGCTAATTGCGCAGACGGACGGCGAGCATTACACGTTCATTACAAACGGGATGCCACCTGCAAAAACCCCAATCGGCATGTTTGCCGATAAGGAAATCCCGAACGACTTAAAGGCCGTCGACGCGGCTATCCGGGAATACTGGAACTTAAAGCCTCTCACAGATAAGACCAAGGAGAAAAAGTAACATGGCAAACCTATTCGAAATCGATGCGGCAATTATGGCCGCGATGGATCGTTGCGTTGACCCGGAAACGGGCGAAATCGACGGCGAGGTTTACACCGAGCTGGAAGCGTTGCAGATGGAGCGCGACCGCAAAATCGAAAATATTGCTTGCTGGGTAAAGAACCTCAAGAGCGATGCCGACGAGCTGAAAGCCGAAGCGAAGGCGATGTCCGATCGCGCAAAGGCGAAGGAGCGGAAAGCGGAATCCCTCACAAAGTACCTCGCCGCCGTACTGGACGGGCAGAAATTCGAAACGCCGCGCTGCGTAATCGGCTGGCGCAAGTCCACCGCGGTACAGATCGCGCCGGACGCAGACCTGCCCGCCGAATACCTGCGCACCAAAACCACCGTGGAGCCGGACAAAACGGCAATTAAGGCCGCGTTGGTGGCTGGTACGGCAATTGACGGCTGCAGCCTGGAAACCCGCAACAATATGACCCTGAAATAACAAGGAGGAGCACACCATGAAACCATTAGGCAAAACCTATGCAGACGCACCCGCCAATACCGGCGACTTCCAGCGGCTACCCGCAGGCGGCTATATTGCCAAAATTCAGGCCGTAACCGACCTGCCCGATAAAGAATACCTCCGCATTACGTTTGACATTGCAGAGGGCGAATTTAAGGGATTTTACGCGAACACAGACGCGGACCACGAATACCTGCACCAGTTTATTAGCAGCTACAAGGAAAAAGCCATGGGAATGTTTAAGGGCTTTTTAAAGAACGTGGACGCGTCCAACAACACCAGCTTCGAAGCGCAGGCCGAAAAAGGCTTCGACGAACGCCAGCTGGTGGGCAAACTGGTGGGCATTATCCTGGGCTACGAAGAATACGAGAACAACCGCGGCGACGTCGCAACCCGTGCCCGTATCAACACCCGCGCCGTTGAGATCATCCGCGCCGGACGTTTCAACGTACCCGAATTAAAGAAGTTGGCGAATGGATCCGGCAAGCCTGCCGCAACTACCGCAGCCGCGACAGGTCCGGGCACCGCCCTGCCGGAATTTCAGCAGATAACGGACGACGACATACCATTTTAGCAGGTGGCCGCTATGCGCTTGCACATCATAGAGGACACACGGCAGCAGGCGGGCAAGCACGAACTAAAGCACGAAAAATGGGCGGCGCACGGTGACACCATACACCGCTGCGCCTTGCCCTGCGGCGACTATGCGCTATTCCCGGTTGTATCCGTGGACACCAAAAACAGTATGCAGGAGATTGCGCAAAACATCGGCGGCACAGCCAAGGAACATGCACGCTTCCGGCGCGAACTGCAACTGGCGCAAGACAACGGCTGCACCCTGTACGTGCTGGTGCAGAACACCGACGGCATACGCAGCCTGGCAGACGTGGCGCGGTGGCAAAATCCGCGACTATCCGATAGCCCTAAAGCCATTACCGGCGAACGCCTGGCGCGTGCTATGGCTACCATGCAGGAACGTTACGGCGTAATATTCCTGTTTTGCAGCCCGGAAGCGCAGGCCGGTTACATCCACAAAATACTGGAGGACGAGGCGAAAAAGCGGGAGGCGGCTAATGGCGAATAAAACCACGTTTGTAAAGCTGGACCGCAACATACTGGAGTGGCGCTGGTACAAGGACCAAAACACCAAGGCCCTGTTTATACACCTGCTGTTAAAGGCCAACATACGGCCGCACGGCTTCCGTACCGTCACGATTAACCGCGGGGAATTGGCCACCAGTTACGAAAGCCTGGCAGCGGAAACCGGCTTGAGCATCCAAAACGTACGCACCGCGTTGGCACACTTGGAAACCACCGGCGAGGTAACACGAAAACAACATAGTAAATTCGTTGTAATTTCAATACCTCAATACGATTTGTACCAGTCGCAACTAACAGGCAACCAACAGGCAACTAACACGCAACTAACAAGCAACCAACAACAATCAAAGAATGATAAGAAGGGGATATATACATATCCCCAAGAAAGAGAGAACCGCGCACGCGGGGAGGTCCCTGCCTCGGCTGGGGACGTGGCCACCTTCGTTTTGGATAATAACCTGGACGTGGACCCGGATGCGTTTTGGAACTACTACGAAGCCAACGGCTGGGTAACAAAAGCAGGCACACCCGTGCGGAACTGGAAAGCATTGTGCCGAACATGGAACGGGAAGCCGCAGTACAACACCACCAAAACAGACGCGCCCGCAGATCCGGACGGACTAACGCCCGAAATGCGGGCAAGCGTAGAACGCGTAAAGGAGCGCAGACGAAATGAGCATAGATGAATGCGCCAAGCTGCTGGCATGGCTGCAAAACATTTTCCCGCGCCAGTATTCTGCCAAAATGACCGACCAGCGCCGGGACGATCTGCTGGACGTATTGGAAAGCGCCTTCGACGGGTACCACCTGGAAGAAGTGCAGACCGCCTACAAGGCCATTATCAAAACATACGAAGGCGGTGCGCCGGACATATCAATGGTGCGCAACCGGCTGCAGACTATGCGGCAGGAACAGGCCAGCGAACAGGAAAGCAACCGACAAGCTGCCAACCGGCGCCAGGATCTGCCGGAGCACCACCCGTACAACGGATGTTATACCCACCACGAAGCGTACGTGCATTACCTGGACGACATGCGCCATAACAACCTGCAGGGAAAATTCCCCGACTACTGCCGCAGGTACCCTGCCGTGGTATGGAAACCGTGGGCCAATCCTGACCTTAACAGATACCGCATAGACGACCCGAAAGGCCCGTGGCATTACATGAAGGGCAAACCGTACGGCGGTTGGACGACCAACGAAAAAGGCTTCTGTGTGCCGAAGGTGGCGCCATGAACATCTGCAACGTACATTGCCTGTTTGAGCAATCCGGCACATTCAAGCGGGAATTTGAAAAGCTGGGTATATGCGCCAAGGACTACGACATATTAAACGACTTCGGACAAACGGACCACGTTTGCGACCTATTTGCAGAGATCGACAAGGCATACGACGGACAACCCAGCATATTTGACCGCATGACCCCGGAGGACCTCATAATGGCATTTTATCCGTGTACACGGTTTGAGGACCAAAGCATTTTGTGCATTACCTGCAACGGGTATGCGCAAAGAAACTGGCCGCCGGAACGCAAAGTGGAATATTCAATGCAGATCCACAACGAGCTGCATTACCTGTACACAGAATTTTGCAAATTGGTGCTTATTTCCATACGGGGGGGGCACCGCCTAATTGTGGAAAACCCATACAGCACGCAACATTACCTGCAGCGGTATTTCCCGATAAAGCCCGCATTGATTGACAAGGACAGAACGCAAGACGGCGACTATTACAGAAAACCAACCCAGTTTTGGTTTATAAACTGCACGCCGGAGGCCAATTTGGTATTTGAACCAATCGAGGATACACCCAAATGCGTAATTGAATACGCCAGCAAGGCCAACATAGACGCCGCAAACACCAAAGTAAAGCGCAGCATGATACACCCACAATACGCACGGCGCTTTATTCTGCGGTATATCGGCCCACAACCACACCAGTAATGGGCGCAAGGGCGGCCACCCTGAAAGATGCACAACCTATACGAAAACACCGAAGGCACCGAACCGAACCGCCGTCCCATCTGCGGTGCCTGTATAAGCCGAAGGAGGCGAAGAAATGGCACGGAGAACCAAAGAACCCGCAATCATCATCAAAGGTTTATCGGTTCCGAAAAATTGCGAATCTTGCTGGTACGGAATCGAACACAACTTCGACGATGGCGGCGAATGTTTCGCGGCTGGCATCCTCGAGCTTACCGACGAGGAATTCCACGGCGAGTATCGGCCCGCAGGGTGCCCGATCGTGGCGGTATCAGTTGCGGGCGATTCGTTCGCAGTTGACCCGACATTCTAGGACGCGCGAGAATGCCTTAAATCGGCTCATAGACGCGCAAAACCCCATTTAATCGGTAAATTATTCAATGACGAAATTTTGTCCCCGCAAAACGGGGATTTTGAGGAGGTGTAAATATGGCGTTAACTGGCATGGAAACATGGGCCATTATTGCGCCGGTATTGGCCGCTGAAATGGTCACAAAGCACGACATAGCAACAGATGCGTATATTACAACGTTTCATGCGCTGAAAGAATACGACGAACGCAGGAAGGAGGAGCGAAAAGATGGATAACGACTTAATCAGCAGACAGGCGGTGATGGAAAATGAGCAACAGAGCCGAAGCGATTGACATCTTAACAAGGATGTCTACAAACCATTTTTACGGTCACAGGGAACAGGAAGCATTCAAACTCGGTGCAGAAGCATTATCCGCAGAACGGCGGGGACGGTGGACAACGGAACGGACAATGGAACACGACGGCGAATGGTATTGCTCTGTATGTGGATATGAGCCGACTGTTTATGAAGCGAGCAATTACTGCCCGAACTGCGGGGCACGAATGGAGGCGAGCGAATGACCGCAAAGGAATTCTTGCAACAGGGGTACAAGCTGAACACACGCATAAAAGCCAAGCAAGAGCGCATCGAGGAACTGCGCGCCATCGCCGAGAAGTCGACGCAGACATTGTCCGCGATGCCCAAGGGCACGAACACCGGGTCGCGTATGGAAGAAATCGTCGCGCGTATCGACATTCTGCAACGCGAGATCGAAGACGATCTATTCGACCTGCTCGCCCTGCAAGCCTCGATCATGCGCGTTGTTCGTGAAGTCAACGAACCCGATGCGGCATTGGTGCTGGAACTGCGCTACCTGTGTTATAAGTCGTGGCCGGAGATCGCCGAAGAAATGCACTACGAATTGCGGCAGGTGTACCGCATCCACGGGCACGCCTTGTCGCTCGTAAAAATCCCGGAACATATATGAACATGTCACCAAATGTCATTGAATGTCACTACGTTTCGAGAATATAGTTATACTGCCAATGATGGTAAAGAGGTGCAACATTCATCGGCGCAACCTCAACTCCTTTCATAATTAACCAGCGAACGGCAGGCCTTAACATCCCGGGGCCTGCTTTTCGTTTACCGTATAAGCCAATGAGAAAACCGAAACGCATAAAGGTGTTCTTGCGAGCCGAGGGCGGGCGCATCGCCTGTATATGCCTTCGGTCGCATCGCCTTTGTAATAACCACACATGCGAAGCCGACATCGTGCAGTATGACCAATACCAGCACTTGCGCAAATGCTTCGAAAATGAAAAGGGCAAACCGTGAAACCTTTTGCCGTATCGTTCTACAAGTCGAAGGCTTGGAAGACCTGCCGCGCATCCTACATGGAACGGGTCGGCGGTCTTTGCGAAGATTGCCTCAAGGTTGGCCGGTTCACTCCTGCCGAGATCGTGCATCACATTACCGAGCTAACACCCGAGAACATCAACGACCCATCAATCACATTGAATCCCGACAACCTGCGCGCGGTCTGCCGTGAATGTCACGCGATCGAACACGGCGCACGGCCTCGGCGGTATAAGGTCGACGAACTCGGGCGAATAATTTCGAATTGACATCCCCCCGGTCTAGCTTTTTTCGCAAAGGGCCTAGGGACCGGGCGGCGA